TTGAAGAAGTAATTGTAAATGGTCCTGTAATCAATGGAGGATTATTTGAAGGTGTTGATTCATTATTTGCTGGATAATCTCTAAAGAATAAAGTTATTTTTGCATTACCTTCTAAACTCTTAAAGTCCGGAATAAATCTTTTAACACGCATAATCAATTGACCATCTCCAGCTAAACCTTGTTCTGATATATCGTAATCTCCTGATTTAATGTAAGAAGTAATTGCAGTTTTATTTCCATTTGCATCTACTTCATTAACACCTATTTCATGTTCCCAATATTTAGTTGAACCAACTAAATTGCTTACACCATTAATAGTTGGGAAGGTTGGAGTTCCAGTTGCATTGTATTGTGTTGCATAAGGTAAATCAAAAGTAACAGCATCTTGATATGTTGTTCTAGTTAAAGATCCAACGGCCCAAGTATTTTCAACAAAGTTATAAACTACATTTCTATCTAATTGAGTTGATCCTGATTTTGCATAAAACCAACCAACCTCATTAAATAATGAATTGTGATATGCATAAGTTATTTGACTTGCATCATAGTTAATTCCTAAATTATCTCCCTCTGTTGTAAATACAAAGTCTTCAACTAATGATGGTAATTGTTTAACCGTTCCATCAAATGCAAAGAAACCTCCACCAAATCCAATCCAAAATACTGCTCCTTGCGCAAACACCATTGCATGTTGGCCAATACATCCACAATTTGTTCCAACTTGTCTAACAGAGAATGTAAATGGAGGACCAACAAACTGAATTGTATATGCTGCTTGATCTGTAAGAACTAATATATAATCTTTACCTTGCACGGCTCCTATAATCTCGTTTCCCGTATCTAGTCTAAATGTACCTGCTGTGTTTGTAACAGTTGGATTCCAAGTATTAATATCTTCTTGATTTGAGAATCTTATAAACATCGGGTCTTGAGTTGAAGGATCTCCAATTGTAGTTTCTGTTCCAAATAAAAATAAATGTCTATCTCTATCTGATACAACGCTCATAATAGATGCTGTTGGAGCACCGGATACAACTGCAGCTCTTACACCTAATCTTCCTGGAGCCGAAGGATCCCAAGTATAAGTTGCTCCATTCTTAACTGTTGCAACTAGAATCTGACCATAGTTATCGAGTGACCAGGAACCTGGTGCAAGTGTAACACCTGCAGTATTTGATTCTTCTCCCCAATCAACCCAATCTGTTGCATTCGTAACTGTTGCATTATCTGAATGAGATGCCGCAGTTGAACCATTTGCACCTCTTACACAACCAGTAAAAGTTGTTGCAGTTTTACCTGAATAAGTAATTAATTCACTATCAATATCTATTCTTCCAGTTGTTGGAAAAGCTGCTGTTGAATCAACTGTGATTGTTGTAATTAAATTATTAATAGCTCCGTCTAAAAGAGTTGTAACAGATGTTGGAATTGTTCCACCCCAATATCCAGTTCCAAATCCAAATGCAGGAGTTTGAAATGTTGGTCCTATTTCAATATATGGAGTTGTTGTTAAAGACCCACCTGCAGTAACACCGGTTCCTGTTTCATTAGATGACATTGTAACTGTAAAAGTTCCTGATGTTGGAACAGATACAACTTCAAAAGTATTAGCTGTAAAATCTGCTGCTACATAACTTGTTGTAGGTGCTCCTGGAGTTGTGACACTTGTAAAGATAATATAATCACCAACCTCTAATCCATGAGCTGTTTTGTTAATTGTAACTGTTGCTGATCCTGTTGTTGAAGTATATGTGCAAGATGTTAGAGCTGTTCCAAGTGGAGTAATATCAAAAAATTCTTGTTCATAGTAAATGACTAATAATTTTGAAGTTCCAATAGCTGCATATTTTTTACCATCTAATGCAGTCCAAGTATGCTGGTCGCGCGCTGGGCCTGCTAAGGTATCAGAGACGAGTTGCTGGAAGCCACCTATCTTCTGTGGTTCACCATAACGAAATCTAATATTATCACCATCTATCCATTGCCCTTCGGCTCCGGTTGCTGTTTGTTGTTTATTAAATCCAGGTTTGAATTGTATCTTCTGTAAAGGCATAACTATTTATTATATATTGTTTTTTTGTTAATAAAACAGTTTATTTAGTGCCTTCTATCCAGTTTTTTAGATAACTTCAATGCCTACTTATTTTAAATATATTAATATTGTAAAAACAAATCTTGAATTTTTTTTATTCTTACCAAAGGATTTAGCTACAGTGTGTTCTTTTTCAGATGGATATAATATTAATCTATTAAATTTATTTTCTACTAAAAATTCTTTATTATTATTTATAATAATAGTTCCTGCTTCTTTTTCTGCTTCTTCATTTAAATAAACGACTCCACTTAATTTTTTTTTAAAACTTTCTAATTCATTAGATAAAAAAAATTCATCTTTATGCCAACCCGGTAATTTTATATTATTTAATGTATAAGAAAAACTTAACCATGTTCTAAATTCTTGAAAACGTTCTTCGTAAAATATTTCACATGCCTTTAATAAATTATCTATTAAATATTTAAATTTATTTTCATCAATATTATTAATATAGTTTGTTCTAAAACCTGGAAAATTTCCTAACGTTTCTTTCCAAGGGTGATTTTTTTTAGTATAAAATTTTTGTTTAAATGCCCATTTTTTTATTTCTTTTGGTTCTGAAAAATAATTATCTATTATTAAATAGTCTCTCATTAGTTTATTTAGTGTTTTCTATCCAATTTTTTATGTTCCATCCAGACCATTGAGCATATGTGAATAATGATGGATTATTTTTTAAATAATTTATTTCGTAAATATCCGCTTGTTTAATTATTAGCTCAAAATCATTGTTTTTATTTTTTTCATATAATTTTTTTGCATGATTCCAAAATTTAGTTTTATAAATTGAACCAGATTTATAATGCCATAATATAAAATTTTGTATTTTAGATATATAGTTTTTTATTTTTTTTTCTGATTCTTCAAATGTAGATGTTTTATCTATTATTGAATCCCAGATATATCTACACCAAACATGATATGTATTCATAGCAGTTGCTTCTAACGGTTCTAAAAAAAATAATCTATTACCATTTAAAAAAACTCTATTATCTATTACAGCTTTTTTAACAACATACTGTTTAAAATTAAAAACTTTATTTACTTCTTTTATTCCCAATAAATCTACAAAATTAATTTTTGCTTTTTTTTCAGAAGTTATGTCTTTATTAAAAACATAACCAACAGAAACTTTATTTTTAAGAGGAATATAAAAACACCAACCATCAGGTGTTGCAATAGTTCTTGTCCAAAGTAAATTATCATCTTTTGGTAATGAAGATAAAAGAGCACAATTTAACGGATTAACTAATGGATCATATTTATCCATTTTATCAGGTGCTCCTCTACAATCTATTATATAATCAGAATCAATTTCTTTATAATCAATTATATTTTCATCTTTTTCTATAAAATTTATTTTTAAATTATTAACTACATAATCTTGAAATGTTTTTGGATCAAAATGAATAGCATATTGTCCTAACGGAAATTCATGGTACCATTTTTTATTTTTATTACCCCAATTTTCATATAACACTCCTCTTTTTTCTGTAAAATTAAATTTCATTAAATTTTTATAATCAGTAGCTTCCCAAAGAAACCTTGGTATATCTAATGTTGTCGCTTGTCCAACTGGAACAGGATTTATTTTACTGTCGTGTATTAACTCAATTTCAATTTTATTATTTAAAAATTTACTATGATGATAAAAATGTAATGCAGATATACAACCAGCGTTTCCTCTTCCTATTATGGTTATTTTCATTTTTAAAAGTAATTAAAATTAATATTAAATCTTCCTTCTTGATTAGTACACGTAGAACTATTGTGAAATAAATTAGGTTCAAATATTAATCCCCTATTTTCTACAGAATTTATTTTTATATTTTTATCTAAACGAGTAAAACCATCATTAGTATTTATATAATATAAAAACCCCATATGTTTAAATTTATAATCAATATGAGCATCATGTTCTACTATTTTATTAGTAGACGGATAAAAATTTGCTTTTGCCCTAATTAAGGATTTTATATTTAACTTTTTTATTATAGGATCTATTAAACCATAATAGTTACTTTTATTAAGATCTTCATTAAAAAATATATGACTAAAATAAATACCGTCATTTTCATTTTTATAAGAAACTCCCTTACAATAATAATATGGAAAACTATTAGACATAAGAACTTTCTTAATTGTTAAAAAAGATCCTTCATCTAAAAAATTATCTATTATTTTGTATTTCATATTATTTAAATTCTATTTCGTCATCCCATCCCACTGAAAATTTTCCAACAGGATTTACACAAAAGGCTAACGAAAATCTATCTTCATTTTCGTAATTAGTTTCTATTTTATGTTTTAATGTGCTTGGAAATATTAACAATGCTCCTAATTGAGGACGAATAGTCCATTTTTTAGAATTAAATAAATTATATTCAGTAGGAGCTATATTAAAAAAAGTGTCTATTCCTTCGTTTTTTAAAAAAGATATTTTAAAATGTTCTGAGTAAGAAGGATAATAAACAGCGCTTAAAAAATTGTGCGGATGATTATGTTCGTGAGAATAATGTTTAGGTGGAGTTTTTGTGCTCCAAGAATTTAATATTTTAAATTTAAAATCATATTTTAATATTTCTTTTAAATATACGCCTACACAATTTTCACATTGTTTTTTTAATTCTTTTAATTCTTTATATAAATTAAATAATTTATTTTCTTTTGATATATAAGAACTATATTCTTTATGAGTTTTTAATTCTTTATATTCTATTTTGTTTTTTAAAAAATTGTATATTTTTTTATGATCAATATTTAATTCAAAAATTGAAATAGGCTGTGAAAAAACAGGTATAACATTAATATCATTTTTCATTTTTAAATGAACCAGGTAATCCTAAATGAATTCTTTTATCGTATATATTTTCTTTAGCTCCTTTAGTTTTTATATTGTTATAATGTAAAAATACTTGGCAACAATTTTCACCTTCAAATTTTTCTCTCCAATGTTCTAGTAAATTTCCCCTATAAACTAACATGTCACCTGGTTTTAAAACTACCTTAATACCTTTTGTGTTTTCTGATATATAACCTCTTCCTTCTATAATTTTACCTTTTTTGTGATTTGGCTCAATATAGATTGGCCATGGATCTCCTCCTAAATTTAATGTAGTAGAAATTTCGCAACTAAATCTATCTTTATGTCGTTTTAATATATCTCCTTTTTTATATATTCTAGCATAAGAATAATTAGGAATAAGTTTTAAATTTGTTTTTTTTTCCATAATAGGTTGAACCTTAAGTAATAACGTTTCCATTGCAATATCCGCATAATGTGAATAAGTGTTCAAAACTTGAGGATCATTCCAAACACCAAACATTGTTTCAAAAGGTGATATAAATTTTGTATTAAATAAAGTTTGTGCAACCTGTCTTTTAATTAAAAAATAATTGTAAATAAAAATTGAAAGATCTTTAGATATTGCTTTTTTAATAATTGTATATTTATTTTTTTGAAAACTCATTTTTATTTCTAATACTATTTAATATCACTTTTTTTAATATTTGTATATTATTTAAATGGGTAGCCAAGGCTCCAAATTACTAATGAATATCTTGTCCCTTTTGTAACTGGTTTTACGCGATGCCAAATGTGAGATGGAAAAACAACTATGCTCCCACGTGGTTTAATTTCAGTACATTTTCTAATAGTTGGTTTATCAGGATCCATATTTCTAAAATCAAATTCTAATTCACCACCTTCATAATCTTCAGGGGCTGATAACGAACATGTAACAGATAATTTTCTAATTTTTCCGTGGATATTTAAATCATCTTCCTTTTGATATGGATCTGGCCAACTATCGCAATGCCAATCATAAAATTGATTTAATTTATATTTTGTAAATTGACAGGATTCACTGTGCGACCATTCAAAATTCCAACCGGCGGATTTATTTGCTTGATGAATATATGGCTGTATTTCTTTATAAATCCATTTATCATTAAGAAATGTAATATTTGAATCTCTTTTTTGTTTTAAATCTTTTAAATCTTCATCGGACAATTTCAAGCCTTTTTTAATTTTATTTACTTGGCCTCCAGTAAGTGCTAGTTGATCTTGTTGAGCAATTCCATATTTAATTAACTCATCACAAAATCTAGGAGTTAATGCACTTTGAAAATAATAATAATAATTAGATAAAATCATAAGTAATTGTTTGAATAAAATTTAAAGAATTTTTTTGATTATTATTTATCCTATAAAGACAAGTAGTTGGAAACATTATAAATTTATTAGTTGTTAATGGTATTTCCCAAATTTTTCCCTTTCTTCTATTGTCGTTATAATGAATTTTAATAATACAATTTTCTGTTTTTACTCCATATAATAAATTAAAATCAGGAGAGTTTTTTAAATCTTCATATTTTATGTTTTGTAAAATAAAATCTGATTCATTAGGTTTATAAATATTTCCCCATATGTCTTTCTCTCTTAATTTTAAATTATAGTATAAATTAACATGTTCTTTAACGTATGTAGTTAACTTATCAAATTCTTTAGAAAATAAAAGTGTATTATCTTTAAAACTAGATTGTAAAATATTATTAGTTAATACTTCTTGATTTATTTCAAATCCTTCCGGCATTAAAATATCTCCATAATATAAACTAATTTCTGATAATACTTTCTTATCCATCGTAACAGTATATTATTTTTACTTTTTTAAGTAAAGTTTTTTATGAATAAATTTTTAAATCCCAAGATTGATTTTGTTCGTTCCACTCATAAACATGTTCAATATTTGAATTTTTTTGCTCTTCTGTTAATTCTGGTTTTGTAATAGGAGGTATCCAACTTGCTGTAGTTAAATCTTGTATCCAAGAGTTATATGGTTTTGGGGGCCAAAATATTTGATTAACTGGATCCCAAGTTCCTCCAATAGCCGCATAGTTTCCTCTAAATGGAGTTTTTCCATTTGTATGTTTATTGTTTGTTGTATTATAAGATGTTTTAATCCACATATGGGCTGGCCAGTTATTGTTTTTTTCTAAATATTGTTGACCTACTAATTCATTTTCAACATTATTTTCCATTGTATCAGAATCGTTCATATACAAAACTGCGATAATTTTATTTTCTAAATTTATTTTTGCAAAATGTGCCATATTATTTATATTGGTATCGTATAATTACTAATCCACTTCCACCATTTCCTGTGCCGGCTTGTCTTCCTCCTCCTCCACCACCACCTGTATTTGCATCTCCTGGTACTGCTGCAGTTCCTTGATTTCCTCCACGACCTCCTCCTCCAGGTCCTCCTGTACCATAATTTCCACTATCAGAAGTTGCTCCACCTCCTCCACCTGCTCTTGTAACAGCAGATCCATTTATAGAAGATGTAGTGCCATTTCCTCCTGGTCCTCCTGTTTCAGGCCCAGGTCCACTACCGAAACCACCCGATCCTCCACTTCCTCCAGCTCCACCTCCTCCGCCAGCTCCAGACCAACCAGGGCTTTGACTTGTTCCACCTGGATTACCTTCTGGTGGTGAATAACCTCCTGCATTGCCTGATCCTGTACCAGATCCTCCTCCGTCTCTTCCAGCTCCTCCTCCTGAACCACCTGGAGTATATGTTGGACCACCACCTGTTGATGTGATTGTTGAAAACGATGAAGGACTTCCATTAGTTTGGTTTCCTCCACCACCTACTGTAATTGGATATCCTTGAGCTGTAACCGTAATTCCTGTTGGTGTAGCTAATGGACTTGCTGGATAAGGACCAGAATTACCGGTAGATTCTCTATAACCACCTGCTCCACCCCCTCCTCCACCAAAACCATTTGTACCACCAGCACCACCTGCAATTACTAAATAATCAACTTTATTAAATAATGGACTATTTACTTTCTGAACTGTAAAAGTTCCTGGTCCTGTAAATGTATGAATTTTATAATCACCATCTGTAGTTTCAGTTCCACCTGTAGCAATTAAATATTTTGAACCACCTGCTGTAAATCCAAATCCTTTTGCAGAAGCTGCTCCACGTGTTGAATTTAAAGGCATTCTTTCTTATCCTCCTACTTAAATTGTGTTTGACTTGCTAATACTGTGTATGTTGATGCTGCTGTTTTAATTGCTGTGTAAGAATATACATCTGTAGATGAAGCGTTTCCAGCTGTTGGAGCAGATCCACCTTGCCAGATTGCTGTAACAGTTGTTCCATCAATTTGAAGTACGTCATTATAATATGTTGTGTTGTCATTCTTAACTAATAAAGCAACAGTAACTGATTCACCAGTAGCAAGAGAAGCATTTAATGCATTCGATGCATCTCCTCTTAAATTAACTGTAAAGTTAGCTGCATTTGCAACATTTGAAAAATAAACAGCTTGAGTATTAGTATTATAATTTAAAGTTGTTTGAAAAGTTGTTGTAATTGTTACACCTTCAGCAACACCAAATACTTTAGCATTACCGTTTGCTGTAATTCTTCCAATACCTTTTGGAGTTAAAGTTAAACCAATATTTGTATCTCCACCAGTTGCAGAAATAGCTGGATTATTAGATGCTGCAGCATTTGTCACTGTAACTTCATTTGTTGCAGAAGCAGTTGTTACAAATTTAATTTGTTCGTTACCATTTTCATCTCCAATAAAATTACCATTATCTATTAAAATATTTTGACCATTTGCATCTAGATTTGCAGATAATTGTGGAGCATAGTCACTTGATAATTTTTGAAGAGCAGAATCAACTACATCTGTTCCATTAGAATAAACTAATTTAATTCCTTTATCAGTTGTAGCGAATGTTGGGCCAGTTCCTGAAGTTGTTTTAATTTGAACTGTGAATGCACCAGTTGTGTTATTTTTTACTAAATATGTTTTTTCAATTCCATCTGGAATAATAACACTTACGTTGCCAGTAATTGTTCCAGTTAATTCTATAACAGCATTTTTACCATCTGATAATGCACCATTAGAAAATGTAAGAGTTGCACCAGTTGTAGCATTAAGAGAAATGCTTTGATAACCTGCAATAGCTTGTTGAAGAATAACTAAGTTTGTATTTGTAATATCACCCCATGTACCGGCGTTTTCGCCTGTAACCATTAACTCTAGTTTAAGGTCTGTTGAATAACTTGATACCATAATTTTAAATCCTTATATTTGTTTTATTAAATTTAAGCGGCTGTGTCAATCTCTGTCCAAGTTGCATCAGTTCCGGTATTAATTTCAGTCCAGATTTGATTATTTATACTATTTAAAGTTATAGTCAATAAATTTCCTGTAACATTAACATCAGTATTTCCACCAGCAAATACTGTACCTACTGCTATATTTAAGCCTATTCCTGTAACACTTACAAGAGTATTTGGAGTAGCTTCTACACTTCCTTGAGCTATATTTAATTGTTCACCTGTAACTTCTACATTAGCTGTTCCAATAACTACTGTTCCAACAGCTAAAGCAACAGTCATTCCAATACCAGTAACGGTAGCATCTGGTGAAGGATCAACTTCTCCTTCAGCAATAGCCATTGTAATATCTACTTCTGTATCATTCCAAGCTTGAGTTCCCCAAGCAACTACACCCCATCCAACTTGAGCAATTGACGATACTTCAGCAATAGTGTTTGCTTCATCTATAACTGAATTTAATGAAATATTTAATTGTTGCCCCGTTAAAGTAACATTACCTGTTCCAATAACTACTGTTCCAATTGCTAAATCAATAGTCATTCCAATACCAGTTACATTGGCATCTGGACTTGGATCTACTTCTCCCTCAGCTACATTTAATTGTTGACCTGTTATATCTACATTTGCATTTGCTAATGGAGTTACAGAATTTAATGAAATATTTAATTGTTGACCTGTTACTTCGGCAATAAAAGAAGCAAAACCTTCTGCATTACCTTGAGCTATATTTAACTGTTGACCAGTTAAATCTGTATTTCCAGTTATTATAAAATCTAATGAACCTAATGATGTATTTAATTGTTGACCAAGTACACCAACTTCAGGATCTTGTTCGCCTCCCCAAGGAACTAATCCCCAAGTATAAACACCCCAACCCTCTCTTATTTCTCCAGATACTGCTACAGTACCTTCAGATAAATTTAATTGAAATCCAGTTAATGAGGCATCATTATTAGCATAGTTAACACCCCAACCTAAAGATCCCCAATCATATCTACCCCAACCATCTGCTGGTGTATAAGCAGCTTGTCCTTCGGATATATTTAATCCGAAACCATCGAGCGCAACAATAGCATCAGCCTGTTGGCCCCATAGTCCTGCACTCCACGTAAGCTCTCCCCAAGCATTGGCCATAATAGGTAACTCCTATTACGCGTTGCCGATTCTTAGAATAGCCGCTGATGTTGTGTCTGCTGGAAACTGAATTGTGAAAGTTCCAGATGTTGCTGTTTTGTCAGCTCCAAAATCTAATACGCATACTGCTGCATTTGTGTTTGATGTATTGTAAATCAAAGCACCTCTTGCAGTTAAAGTAACGCCTGTAAAAGATATATCTGCAAAATCTATAAATGCTACACCACTTGAAACAACTGGTGATACATTTGTTAGAACTCCGCCACCTGTCACATACTGACCAGTATTTGCAACTTCGTTTGTTGAAGTGTAAATAGTTGTAGATGAGTCTAGAGTTGCTGCAGAAGTATAAAGAGCAAGTTTAAAAACATTTCCTGTTGTCAACGTAAAATTATGCTGACCTTGTAGAAGCTGTCCTTTAAACGAATTTGCAACTGCTTGTGTTATAGCCATATTAACTCCTAATTATATTATCCTTGTTTTTGAATCTGAGGTGAACCTTCTTGATATTCATCTCGTCTTCTTCTTCCCATTTGTTCAATAGAGAATCCTTGTAACGCTGATTGATACTTTTGTTCATAGAACTGAATCATATCAGCTGGACCCTTTAAAAAACCGTAAGCCTCAACAAGGCATGCATATAACAAGCCAGAGGGAAATTGCTGACTTAAATATGTTGTAGCAACATTACTAGATAATCCTGCTGGTTTCAAGGTATAATTTAATTGCATGGTATATGTCAAGTCTGGAATTGGGGCTAATACAATAGTTTGCTCATCCCAATAACTAAAATATTTTGGTAATCCTTGAGCATTACTAGCATTATACTCATTAATAAAGCCTGTATCTCTATATTCTACTACGGCATTATCTCCAGTATAAGCTCCTCCTGGAATAATTTGAGCTTCTCTTATAATTAAAGTTTGATCTGTTAATAAAGGTGTACTTACATAAGGCTGACCTGCAATAATAGAAGCTGTTGCATATTTTCTATTATTATCAGAATCTACATCTCTTTGAATTCTCCATTCAGCATCTAATATAAATCCATTGACAATCGTTGATGTAAATACGTTTGAATCAACTTCTGTATAATCTCTAATTTTTTGAACAAGTTCTGTGTATGTCATATTAAGCTTCTAATGTAACTGGACCTGCAGAACATTCTGCTCCACCACCAGAAACATTTCCTGTTGTTGCTGTATCTGTACTTAAAAAATAAAAATAATTCAATGGGTCACTAACAATACCAGATGAATCTATTTTTCCAACTGTAATTGTAAATCCATTTGCATTTGAAATATCTGTAACATTATCAAAAGATGGAACATTTCTAAAAGAAGTTTCGCGCGTAGGCGTGCCCGGGATCAATACTTCTGGTGGTCCTCTGAATCTAACAACATTGCCAGTTGATCTTCCATGATCTTCTGAATAAACATTGATGTAAGTATTTCCTGCATACTTAATAGTTGTAAATGGATTTGGTGTAAGTTCAATAATTACAGGTGGTTCTATTCTATCAGGATGAGCATATTGTAATCCTTCAGGATCAGCGTTATGAGGTTTTGGTTCTAATTGAGGATGTTTTGGTTCATATTCTGTAATATGTACCCATGATCCATTCCATTCTTGTACCATTTCAGTATATGGAAATCTTTGACCAGATCGGTCAGAGATCATGTAAGCATATTTTCCTCTAGATAAATTTCCCATTATGCGCTCGGATAGTA